TTCTGTTGAAGATTTCTTTGCTTCTTAGTTGAAGACTTTGTAGGCATTCTATACAATTTGTAGATGGTTCCAACCCTTGTAAGGGGGAAGGACTGTTCATCTTGTTGGACTCCTGGTTCCCGGGGTGAGCTTAGCTTACCTCACCCTCTTCGCTGAATCGCACATCATGATTCGCGGAAACCCCCCAGTTGCTTTGGGGTGGAGCTGCTCCGTGCAGTCTCTCGGCATTTTGTTTAGCACGTAAGTGTTTACAGTCGATAGTAGACTCCCGCTTGCCTAAGGCGAGATTATTCCTTGATCAGAGGACTATCTTCCAACGTTTTGGGCACAGGTGAAATACCTGCCAACAAGACCCACTAGTGAAGGGATTCTCTTCCTTCACCTGATCGGCTCGGTTTAACGACATGAGCTGGTCGCGTCCCCGTGCTTTCCCGTCCCTACCACCTCTGGTAGTTCTCTCGAGGTTTGAGCTCTCGGTACAGTCCCCAATAGGGCCACCGTACCATGTCCTGCACCGGTCCAAATTGGTTACGTGCCTTCTTTTCGATTTCTTCGCCTTCTTGGGCAAGATGAATCGGATCGGCAGTTTCGAATAAGGAGCGACGGACTTCATGTCCGGCAGGGAGAGGTCGAATTAGAGGCGAAAGGGCTTCGTCTCCTATCAGCTTTTCTGCAACGTAAAGCTGACCCGGCGAGATATAAGTCTCGATTCCAAGAATGGGCTGGACACCCATTCCCCCAAGGACCTTAGGGATGAAGAGATTTCTTCCCCGACATTCAAGTGACAGTTCTCTGCTATGCATTGAACAGTACTGCTTGAAGAGGTCGGCCTGCTTTCCAGGCAGGCTCCCCCGGACCACCTCGTCTATGACTGATGATACCGGAGATTCTGAGATCTCGTCATCGGAACCCACTTTTCCTAGGACTTTATGCTGTCCAACGAGAAGGCCCACATTCAAGAATTTGATTTCGACCGGAGTCGAATTCGGGTTCGCTAAGTCCATATCGACTGAAGTCGAGTTGACATTAGCATACCTCCCATGAATATAAGCTTTCCCTGCAGACATCTCGAGACCGATTCTCTTTCCGAGAACCGTGTGGAGATCCCACTCGTCTTGAGACCCAATGTAGAGCATATCGTCACCGTTGATCAATACCGAACCTAGTAAGTTCTTGAGAGGCGCCCAAGGGCGACTTCTTTTCCTTACAGTAAGGTAGAGACCTAGATTAGCGAGACATAGGACTGGGAAGGAAAGAACTGAACCCATCAGCTGACCATTCTGTTGAAGTACAGGCGGCAATTGAATGCCTGCCACCTTCGGATACTCGACCCTGTGAGGGGCTAGTACCGAGAGCATCATGTTGTAAAGAAACGGATTCTCAATAAAGAGATTCCCAAGTAGTTCCTTCATAATGCCCGCAGAAAGTTCAGCGGAAAGACCGTCAGTTGCGGCAGAATAGTCTATCGACATCCACTGATTCTCAGTAGGGTCAAGATAGAACTCACTTTGCCGCTTCAGATCCATCAGATCGGGTGGATCCAAAGGTCTTCCGATGAGTCGGAAACAGTTCATTTTCCTCATAGCACCATGGAGAACAAGCTGCATACGCTTGGCTAGATAGTAAGGGACTGACTCGCCTTTACTGATGGTTCTTACCTTAAATGGTTCCAGAACCGCCTCGACTTTTGCTGTTAGCACCTTAACGGTATCAAACTGTCGAATCTCTGCCTGGAGGATCTCTTCAAGATCTTCCAGTTCTCCGTAGCGAGCGGAAACATCTTCTACAGGATTGAAGATGGTTCCCATGGCTCCTTTGATGAAGCCATGTTGCTCGTGGGACCTAAAGAGTCGTTCTTGTTCGCGAAGTCCTACGACTCCAAGAAGATTCCTCAAATGTCCTGCCTGTCCTCCAGTCTTCCGACTGGACTCAAGACTGGCCGATTCACTTCCCTTGTGAATCTCCCGTTGAGGCCTTTCGAAGAAAGGCTTCAACTCTTGTTGAAGAATTTTCCGGAGCTTTCGGAGAATTGGTTCGAGGCTTTCCATCACCTCATCATACAATTCGTCTGAACCTTCGCACCCCTCCCGTAAGGGGTCGGGCTGTTCCATCTGGGAACGGTGCTTCATGAAGTTCGTGAGAACAATTTCAGGAGACACCGGGGCCGCCGCTCTTTTACTCTGCAAGAAGGAGTACCACAAATGTGTGTTTCTCCGACTAAAACAGTTTAATCGAGGTTTGGCCCAACGCCAGAACCTTCCACTGAAGTGGAAAGGTTGATCTGCTTGTGGTGGTTCGGTATTCTTCAAATACCTTGCCATGGGCCACAGGATCATGTACTTTGCCCTTTTCAAGAATTTCTCTTCTTCGTCGACCTCAAGGTATCGAGTAGCTTGCTCCCGCAAGCTCTCTACCACCTCAAAAGGCGCGGCATGGTGTCTCAAAACTAATGAGACTCCGTGGAGAAAGGACTGAACCCTTGCAACTTTAGCGTCCAGGATTCGGTTGGACGGCTGACTATCGTGGTCACGCTGTTCGGCTAGTAATTGCTTACTCGCTAATTTCAACATTTGTAACAGTTGTATTCGTACAATT